CATAATCTAAAATTTTAGTATCTTTGTCAACATTATCTAGTACCCAAGTACCTACAGTTGTTTTCGCCCAAGGTCTAGCAGTACTTCCCCTAGCTTTATCTCGCTCACTAGGAAGTACCCATCGTCCTGGTGCTTCTGGATTCCCTGTTTGAGGTACAAGTCCTCTTGATCGTGCTTGTATACCTTCAGGAGTAATTTCTTTAAGTACTTCTTTAAATTGTGCTAAAGAATTTTTAGCGACAAAATTTTCTGAAACGAATTTCATAGCTTCTGTTTTATTTGTAAGACTACCATCCTCTTGTTGAGAACGCACAGCCCCAAGAACTGTACCTAAATAAGGCCCCTCATTAAATCCGGCTCCAAGTAAATCTTGCCCAGTTATTAAGGGCGTAATTTTACCTTCAGGAGTTGTACCAAGACTACCAGAAATTTCTTTAATTTTTCCTTCAAACCAATCAATTGCTTCGGTTCCAGGCTCGCCAACTGTACCATCATCATTTGTATGAAGTCTTCCGGTTACATCAGCCCTAGAAACCGCAGATAAGAGCTTTAGACGATCAATTCCATACTTATTAATCATCTTTCTAAAGCCAGCATCCGATAGGTTATTTCTATGCGAATTCATAGGTAGTAGATGATGTTCAACAAGGAAGGATACATCAGCTATAGTATCAGTTTCAGTTGTTAATTTACCCAAAAAAGCTTTGGTTGGTTCTACACCAGCCTCTTCATGTCCATGTTGAGTAATTGCCCCAGTTGAGGAATACTCTGTCGTACTTGGTTTACCAAAATCATGAGCAAAAGCTGCCAACATTATAGTCTTCTTATCTTGTTCAGATCGGAAGTTTTTAATAATTTCCGCAGCTTTATCAATTACCATATTTGTATGTATATATACATCACCCTCAGCATGGTAATCAGAACGTTGTTCAGTTGTTTTCAAGTCCGAAATTTCTGGGAAATACTTATCTAAAACTCCCATATCATCAAGGGCTTGAATCCCTACAGAAGGTTTAGGAGACTTCAAGAAAAGCTTCTTAAATTCTTCGTATATTCGTTCTGGAGGAAGATGGCTAAGATCAATAGATGAAGCCAATTCTTTTGTATCTGGGTGAATAGTAAACCCAAATCGTCCAGCAAATTGGGCTGCACGATATACTCTTAAAGCATCTTCTACGAAAGTTTTATCATCGATATGCTTTAGTTGTTTCTTATGTAGGTCATCTAACCCACCAAAGAAATCGTAAATTTTCCCTGTTTTTGGGTTGTACATCAACGCATTTATAGTAAAATCTCTACGTTTTGCCCCTTCTCTAGGCTCTAGATTTTCATCAAACTCTATATCAAAATCGGTATGACGTTCCCCAACTTTAATTTCTTTTCTAGGTAAGGAAATATCAAAATCTCCAAACTTAAAAACACCAAATTGTTTACCTACTTGTTGAGGCTTCGCACCTAATTCAGCTTCTAAAATCTGCCCTAGTTTTTCGGAGGATATTCCATATACTTCAATATCATAATCTTTGGATTCTTTTCCAAGAATAATATCTCGTACACTTCCTCCTACTAGGTATGGAGTTCCATGTTTAGCCAATACAGACATAGTGGTACGTAAGTTTATATCACTTGCAATCGTTTGTTGAATTTTTTGTTCATTAGACAAGTCTTCAACATGAGAAAACCATTTTGGGTGATCCTTTACCCTCACTGGATGCGAAGGAAATAGATTACCGTGGTCATGGTACGCTCTTCGATTAGCTTTTATAAGCTCGTCTGTAAATTCCTGAAGTCTAGACGCCATTCAATTGATCTCTTTTACACATGTATTAGTAGCTCTTTAAGAGCACTTGAAAAGGAATCTCCCTTTCCAATAAGCCATTTTCCTCGTTCTCCTACATTATAATCAGCAGCAGATAAGACAATTTCATACGGGGAACCATCCTCATTATGATTTACTCTAACAGTATATCTAATGAAGGTTTTATCTAACCATCGTTTACCAGCTTCATAGTTAATTGTAACATTTTTAGGTACATTAGTCAAATCGTAGTTCTCCGTAAGCTTGACAACCACTTCTTCAACCGTCTCCTTATTATTATCGTCTACCGTTTCATTTTCCTCGGAATTTTTTACTTCCTCAACAGTTTTTTCTTTCTGAGCATTTAAGGTACTAGTATCAGGGCCGAAGGCCGTACAGTAAATACTATCTTGCCCACAACCACATTTGCAAATATTCATATTTACTCCTATATTAAAGTACAACTTCGCTTAATAAACCTTTTACTTCTGGTATAGCATCTTGAAATTCTTCTTTCAACCATCGTATCCGACCTAAAGCTTTTACATTCGCTGTAAATAGGTCTGACATTTGTTGTGAAAGTGATCTTTCTAAATCAATATCTTCGAAACCATCATGTACTCCTAAAATGATACCTTTCATACAATGGCCCCAAATTTCATCCTTATCTTCCCATTCAGCCCATATAGCTAATTCTGCTGGTTGTCCTGAAGGAGAAGCTAATACCGAAGAGGTAAAAAATGAGCCTATGCCCATTTTACGCTGTTCAGTGAATTGTTCTTTAATTTCATCTATAGTATATTGTTTTTTAAGATCATCTACCGATACTCCATAAACTAGTCTCCAAATCTGCATACTCTTAGTATCTCCTTACTTAAATTATATCAGGTATATCAGGTTCCTCATCTTCCCATACTCCAGCCTCACTGCGAGGTTTTCGATCCATAGTATCGTTATGAGGAATTTTTGTATCATGTAATGGTCTACCACTATGCTTATGCATTCTGGCAGGGACAAATTTTTCTATATCCATAATTTGTCCATTATATACATTTGCTTTATATAGAGGCGAATCCCCTACATTAAATATTATATGTTTATCAGAAACTTCATGCAGGGCTGGAAAAGCATATCCTTTCGCCTCTAATTGTGTATGATAAGGAACCACATTTTTACTTAAAGCTAATTCAAGATCAGGTTCCTGGGATACATTCCCCCCAAAGCCATTTTCTTCCGTATCATCGCCACCATAATCCGGCATCGAAGCGGCTGGTTCTCCAGGTGCACCAAAACCACCACCACCTTCCATACCACCCATATCACCCATACTGGCTGACATCATGGCTTGTTGTTGTTCAACTGGGTTAAGAGCTTTACCGGAAACTACGAAATCGATATTATCGATACCCATTTTTCCATTTGTCTTAATCTCAATATCAAAGCCCATTTGTAGAGCCATGTTTGCAATGGAAGCTCTTTGTTGAGCAAAAGCAATTCTCGTTGCTTCGGCCTTTTCTTCGGGTTGCTGTAATTCTAAGACCCAATCAGTGATACCAAAAGCTTCTAATAGAGGTGGAAACACCTTTTCCTGTAAAATACGTTGATCCGATTCCACAACTCTTGACATAACGGTTAATTGCTGAGTCTGCGAAGACATACCGCCGTATGCATCAGGAGAACCTTGCCATGCTGGAGTAACACCCCACATAGCTGCTATTCTTTCTCGAATTTCTTCTCTAACGGGTAGATAATCCATTTCTTGTAGAGTGTGGAAAAGACGAACCATTTCAACCTTACCACGTCCATTCTTTGTCCCTACAGCTACCATTGGAATATAGTTTGGGTCATACCGCATCTTAGCTGCAATATTATCCCTCTCTCTTCGAAGAGATTCAGGATCATCCGTAAACACCATCAACATAGACGCAGGCATTCGACGTTCAAAGAAATATCTATAAACGTTTAAATCCATTCCTCTGATAGTTAAAATCTTATGCATTAACGTTAAAAGAGGGCTATAACCATATGTTTCTGAATGGTAGAATTTACTTGCATGAACAATTTCGGAATCCAGCAAATAAAGAGGCTGTGCCCGATAATTATACTTATACATAGCCGCTACTAACGGTCTATCACACGTTTCACATATTCCAGGAGCATCAGAAGGTGCAATATCTCCTCTATGTATATAACAAACCCAATGAGAATTCTTAGGCAAACCTTCAGGGTCTAAATCCCATTCCATATAAGCCGGATTTAATCGTCTAAGTTCGACTGGTTTAGAACGTACAGTATTGTCCGGCCCTTCAATATATTCCTTAACAATATGTAAAAACATATCATCTAGAGCATTTATATCAAACCAAAGGGCTCGTAATACCGCTTCAAAAGACATATCAAAAACGTTTGAATCGGACATAAACTTATCAAAATTTAACTTTTGATCTGCTCTAGGTTTCTCTAATAGTCCTTCTTCAACATTTTCCCCTTTAGCCATAGCCTCTCTTTGTCGTTCTGGTAAGGTTACAGCACATTGTTCACATTCTTGAACTTCTTCCATATATTCGGCTTTACATAGAGTACATTTCATGGCAAATTTGGGTTTCCATTCGATTCCTCTACGAAAAACCTCATTAATAATATGATTAATTGGCCCACGTATTTCTTCTGTGTTTTTAGCGAACTCAATAAGCTGGAAAACTTGCTGTTGACGATATTGTAGCTGTTGGCTAACATAACCGCCATATAGTAAGTCTAAACCAAGTGTAGGAGAACGATAAGTTTCAGCTTCTCCAGACTCTTTCATTAACGACATTGTATTAAACAATTGATTTAATTGTGTTTGTTGTTTAAGAACGCCAGGAAGTTCTGGGAGATAATCTCGTAATTTCATTCAATAACCCGTTTTTTCTACTAGTTAGTCTGCAATAATTGTTTTTAGGAGAGTAGCAATATCTAAATCTAAATTCCCTTTATTACTCATAGTTTCAATGTTATCAAGAACTTTCATAGCTCTTTCATGTTTAAGAGTACCATTAGTAATACTATTTTGTTGGGATTGCAGACTCGATACAGTTTCTGCTAATTGCTCCTTCTCTATAAGTACCTTGGCTAGTTCAGCCTGTAAAGTTTGAAGTTCTAGTTCCTGCTCAATTCCAATACTAGATGTTCCTTCAGAGGCAATTTCAAAAAGATTATTTTCGGCAGTCTCTTCAGGGATATAACCTTGCTGTTCAACTTCTCTCATTAAAGCGAGGAATTGCCCTTCTTTAATGACCAAAACGGCTTCTGACTCGTCTGGAATATCTAAATCATCTGTTAAGGTCATGGCAGACATTTCTGTATGCCAGGTATCTAAAATCCTCCAAACACCATAATCGTCTCGATTTGCAGTATATTGTACTTCTCTTTGACGTAAACTAGAGCCAATTTGCCCATAATCTGTACTCATTTTCCCCACCTTTTCGTAGAACTTTTCTATTTACACTTCTATTATACATCTTTTTAGTGGTAAGATGCAATTTTTTAATCACATTTACCTAAACCGCAGGATTGACACGTAGGACAACCATTTTCAATAATTATTCTCCCATTACAAGCAGTACATTTTTTAAAGCCAATCTCAGTGATAATAGTTCGTTCTTTAACACCAAGACTAGTTTCATTCTCCCCCATTTTTTTCACTTTTGAAAAATTCTTTTTCATGCTTTTAGCAATAGCATCAGAAGGAGAAAGTACTAATTGTCCCTTATGCCACGCTGGACAACAGGTGATCCCATTCAATTGATAAGCAATATCTTCATAAGATATCCCTTTTTGTAACCCTAATGAAACTAATCGAGCAATAGTTTCTAAAAAGGCTGCATCACAACCACCTGCCTTGCCCCCATTTGCAATAACTTCATGGGGTTTTCCATTCCAATTAGTAGTAACCAATAAACTACCATGACCTGTAGCCCATTTTGACGAAATGCCTTGGAGATCATCAGGTCTTTTTATATTACCAGCTTCAGGAGCAACTCCTTCGGTAATACCCCAATCAGACATACTTTCTAGAGGTTCTTCTACCTCTCTTAAGATTTCATCCAGGGTTTTTTCCATTGGAGCTAATACTTCTAACTCTCTAGTACCAGAACGGTATACGGTCACACCTTTACAGCCAAGTTCCCATGCTTGCATATAAATAGCACTAATTTCTTCTGCTGTAATATCATTAGGAGCATTAATAGTCTTTGATACAGCATTAGAGGTATTTTCTTGCCAAGCTGATTGCATTTTTAAATGAGACTCTGGGGAAATATTAAGGGCAGTCTGATAAAGATTCTGTTTTAACCCTAATGTTTTTATAATTTCTATCGGATTCTGTTTATGCCGTTCTAATAAATCAACGGAAGAATCCGTATTCTCATAATATTTAGTTAATTCTTCTCTAAGTCCTTTGGCACAATCAAGCATTTTCGTGGTTCTATCACCAACATCATCTTTCCAAAGGATATTAGATTCCCAAACAAGATCAAATAAAGGCTCAATCCCAGATGAACAGTCAGCAAGTCTACTGATGGTTCCCGTAGGAGCAATAGTAATTACTGACGAATTTCGTACTGGACGTGCTCCAGGAACATTAAAGGCTGAGTTAACCCACTCAGGAAATGGGCCGTCTTTAGCAGCTAAATCTGCAGAAGCATCCCAAGCACTAGTACTAATAGCTGAACCGATGTTTCTAGCTTCTTCTATAGCCTCTTCCGAATCATAGGGAATACCAAGAGCGATTAAAGCATCAGCCCAGCCCATTATACCCAAACCAATACGCCTAGTGGCGAGATTTATATCTCGTAAAGATTGGAGAGGGAAAGTATTTACATCAATAACTCCATTGAGAAAATTAACGGAGGAATGGACAACCTTATCTAACGCAACATAATCCCATTGCCCATCGACAACGAATTTAGACAAATTAATAGAACCTAAGCAACAGCTATTACCATCCTCCAAATACTCTTCACCACAAGGATTACTGGTCATTATATCCCCAAGTTGAGGATTTGGTTGTGTTTCTAAAACTCTATCGATAAATGCAATACCGGGGTCACCTGTAGTATGTGCTGATTCACATATTTCATTCCATAACTCCCTAGCTGGCATAGATTTTACACCTTCACCAGTATGCGGATCAAAGAGAAACCAAGGTTCATCAGCAATTACAGCTTTCATAAAAGCATCAGTGATTTGTACTGAGATATTGAAATTCTGTAAATCCTTAAAAGTATCTTTACAATGAATAAAGTCTTGTATATCAGCGTGGGAAATACTTAATTGACCCATATGTGCGCCACGCCTGAAACTTCCTTGAGTAATTATAGAAGCATTAAAAGAAATCATTCTGAGAACATTTACTGGCCCCAGAGCTTCACCGTGAGGGCCATTAACAGGCGCACCTTTAGGGCGAATTTTACTTACACCTATACCTATTCCACCCCCAGATTTTTCAATCATTACTACATCACTAACGACATTCATGATATCTACCATATCATCTTCGGGGCTACGCACAAAACAAGCACTTAAACAGCCTTTATTTGCACCTGCATTTACTAACGTAGGAGAATTAGGGTGAAATTCACCATTAGCCATCATACGATAATACATATATACTAACTCTTCTTTTCCATTAGCTATATGATTTGCTACTCTTAAATACATCTGATCGGGGGTTTCTATTATCTTACCTTCCTTATTCTTCATAAGGTATCTATCCTCTAAGATTGTGAGAATATTCGGTGTCATTCGTTTGGCGGCTAAATTATACTCCATTAAGCTCTCCTATATTATGTTGATCAATTGTTATGATCTTAGATTTTTCTTCGGGATCGTCCGGGACGGCTTTTATCCATTCCATACTTGCTTTCAATTGTGCCTTCTCTTGTTTTTCTTCATGACATATTAAACATTTTTGACGTTCAAATATCCATCCTTCACTATGCTGACAGTCTGGACATGCTATATAACGTGTATCTCCTTCTTCTAATTCTATCGGATCAGCCGTAAACGTAAGAACATCACCAACAGGACGATCCTCCCCCATTGTTGCCATATCTAATAGATTACCTATATCCTGAGTATTACCTCTCATTGACTCAACATGTGCGTAAACCGCTAGAGCAATTGACCAAAATGCATCACCATGCCCTGCTGGAGTTACGGCTGCTGATAACGTATTATCTACGCACACAATTTGAGAGCGTTGGCGATGATCAACAATTAATTTGATCTTCCCTTGATTTACATATTCTTCAAATTTTGTTGCCATAGCCCTACGTTGTTTAGGGGTAAAAATAACAGGTTCCCAAATAGGATTTAATTCGCCAACTTCTTCAATCATAGGGATAGTATTATCAAAGAAGCCTTTATCAATATCAAAATTATCTGCAACAGTATTTAAAAATTGCACTTGTCTCGTAAAATCCATGCCGTCTAAGAAGGTAGTATTTATCTCTACAAGAGCCGTACCATCTGCTTTGCTTTTAAAGACACATAAATGTGAAGGGTGGCGTTTTTTTCCAATATCAAATCCAGCAACGGTTAAATCACTGTCTAGGTTATCGTGGAAAATATACGGGTCTAAATTCTTTAATTCATCCGATTCCACACCCTGAATTTCTTCAATATTTAAGAAGGCATTGATTGTAGCAACAGGATTCAACATGAATTCGGCTGAGAAAATTCTAGGTCTTTCACTTTGATAATTTTCTAACCATTCTTTGCTACGTATTTCTGGGGCTAAAACTTCTCTATCTGGAGTTGGATTAAAAACGGGTAACACACAACTATTAAAAGCTTCATCATTTTGAATGTCTGATAATAAATCATTTGTATCCATTGGGGTACCCATAACGATAATGGGCGCACCAGGATTAGGAACAAGCATAGTTTCTTTTAAAAAGAATTCTTTTGCTTTTTCTAATTCCCCGGTATTAAGAGGGTTTTCAGCGTCTCTTAATATATCATCTGCAATTAAACCGCCATCGACGTGCATACCTCGCTTAAAGTTAAACAAGCCTGCTGGCACAATCTCGACATGGATTCCATTAACTAGGTATTTAAATACCCCATCAGCATCCTGTGATCGATCCTGCATTAAATCAAAAAGAATAGGATTATTTCTAATCTCTTTCTTCATTTCTGAAATGTGATATCTAGTCATTTTTTCCGTAAAACTAACATACACTATTTCAGTATCTTTTACAGACTTTAAAAGTCTCCACACGGCAAAACCATGTCCTAGAATAGTACTCTTGTAGTGACCTCTAGGAAGTACGGCAACATAATGTTGACCTGTTTCCATACATTCTTCTACATCACGGCATATTTTTTCTACGTGCCATAACGAAAAATGCTCTGGTTTCTCAAAGCCTTGTGACCATATGTCACGGATAAATTCATAAAATGTACCGATATGAACGGTTTGTTCATCAATTAGATTATTAGAAAGCTGTTCTAAAGCTTCCATAAATCCAACTTCTTTTATATTAGCCATGTAAAAATACTTTATATTTAACTTAGTAACTATATCTTAAAACTACACTAGACTGACAAAGAATGTCAGTCCATGTATATATTTTACCACAAATCAAGCTAAGATGAAAGCATTTTATGTATTCGAATATTTCTGAAATATTTTTCTAAGTTCAATTCCAAGTTTATGTCTCATCGCTTCATCCGTAATAGTTGCTGTAATCGCTTCTAGTACATCAGTAATAAATTGAAGATTTATTGTTTGATCCGTAATTTTACGGGAAGAATTGATTGCCATATCAATAGCCTTTGTTGCTTCCATAGCTGAAGTATATTCCATCTGCTCAAGTTCTTCAGCCGCTTTATCACGAACTTTATTTAATAGAGTTTCATCTCGTTCTTTTTTAGCTAGAAGGTCTTCAATTTCTCGACTACGTGTTCGGGCAATAACATCTATTTCCATGTTTTTAACAACTTCTGGAAGTTCGTTTTTCTCTATCCATTTACGGACAGTAATTGCTGAAGGAAGTCCATCTTCTCCTAAAACAGGTAGATATTCCCGGCATATTTTTTCATGCACTTTTGGTACAGAATGCATTTCTAAATACAGTTCAATTGCCCGTAATTTAATCCCCGGTTCGAATGCCATGTTTTTTCTCGTATAAAATAGCTTCGTCTTGTAACTCTTCTAACTTAGTCTTTAAGCCCTCGCTTACTGCTCTACGTATTTTCCAATGAACGTCATCAAAATCATCTACGTCATCATGTTCTTTAATAGCAGCTTTAAATATTTCTATTTCAGACAATGTTTTATAGTATATTTCCTCGGCTGTTAAAAAAGGCTTTTTCATTCATCCTCAGGTAGTTCCTGATCTGAATTAAAAATAATTCCGTGGGGGCATTTTACCTGTAAGCCCCCCGGCATAACTATTTCCCAACCTTCTCTATCAGTAACATTTAGGGTGTCCATGATACAGACACACCCATCAGAAAATACAAGTTCTAGTAAATATTCACAGTCTTCTGTAGAAATATTTAAATAGTCATCCATTATCTAATTCCGTAAGCCCCTGACTCAAAACTTGAATCCTTAGGGTCATCATACACAGTATGTTCAATCTTATCAGGATCAGGCATATGGGGATGGCTTCTACCTTTATCAGAACGAACTCGACAAGAAGTAAATTTCTGACTTTCAGTTACTTTTATACTAGAACGTATTACTTGCCTAGACATTCCTACATCCCCTCTTCCACAGACACCCGTGAAGTAATCATCGGCAAAGGGTTTATGCCCTCTTCCTCGATATACCTCATAGTTGTAAGGAAGCTCAATATTCCATTTACATTCTTTATCATTACAATAAAGGAGTTTTGCATTAGCAAAGACTAGCTCTATGCATTCTTGGTCTTGAGTACAATGACAGGTCTTATCAGGTTTGTACCAACATTTTCTTTCTTCTATTTTAATCTCTTTACTACTCATTAGTTTTTCCTCGCATTTTTCTGGGATTCTTATTTTTCTGCTGTTTTTTCTAATATTTGATATATACTATTTAATATTGAGGGGGAAGGTTTATCATTAGCTGCGGGAACGCCATTACCATTATCAGTATGACAAAGACACTCACAGTTCGAAGAGTCATGTCTACATCTTGTGTGTAATTCTTTTATACAAAATGGTCTAATCATTTATTTCACAACTTTTTTTCCTTTCTTTTTCTTTATCGCTACAACCTTTGGTTTTTTAATAATTGGAGCGATACTTTTTGGAGTAGATTGGGGAATAGCTCCATATAGAAGTATATGTTGATGAAGAGCTAAACAAGCGGCGTCTTTAAAATCTTGTACTCCAAAAGAGTGTTTCTTCCATTTAACTTCAGCCCATTTTGATATATCTTCTTTACTAGCATTACCTCTACCAAGGATTGCTTTCTTCCAAGTTGTATTAGCGTAACTAAAACAATTAACTCCAACATTTAATGCAGCCATTTCACAAGCTATCACTGAACGATCTAATGCAAATGATACCTTTATATTATTTAAATATAAAGGCTCTTCAATTGCAAGTGTAACTTCCTCAGCGGTAATTTCTTGCGTATTGATAAAGTCAATAAGCCAATCTTCAACAGCGAGCATCATTTGATAGCCACGCTCTATATCTTTCTTTTCGTTAATATTTATTTCTTGTTGTAGATAGATATTTGATTTTTCATCTAGTACTGAACAAAATAACGAAAACTTTCCCACATCTACTCCTATTGTAAAGTTCATTTTAAACCCATTCTGTTTATATTTGATCTGGGACTGTTGCTCTTAAAGCTATTACTCTACTAACAGTGGCATATTGCGATACATATGCATCTCGTAGGCCTTTTACTCTAGTAGCCAATGCTTCAGTTTCAATTAGCCCTTTTCGTAGTTCATTTAAGGAAACATTCCCGTCGAGAGCTTCCCCTTTTAAAGATTCTTTATTGGGCTTCTTCAACCCTTTATTTAAATAAGACTTCTCAGTAATAAACATAGCCTGATCTAAGCCAGCATCATAAGAAGCTTCTATAGCCCCTTTTCTAGCTTCTACTTGACCTAGTTGAGCTTCTAAATAACTCTTATACCCACCAAAAAGGGATAACTGTTCTTCTAATTCTCTATTAGTTAAAGTTTGCAAGTTATCAAGCAAAATTATTTCCCTATGGAGATTCTCAATTGAAAACTCAGGGATTTCCAATCTATCTATAAAAGATTCAGTTTTCTTTGCTACATCATCTGTAAATTTACTCATCTAAAACATCCCTACAATTACACCAAGATGGATGGTCTGGGCCATCTACTGAAGCTAAGGTGGGAACAGAATCCATATTTATAATATATTCTAATCTATCTAATACTACTTGCCAAGCTTGAGGGTCTTTATCAACCTGGAAGAATTTCATCTTTTGATTATCTTTATTTTCATAGACTACTATACCGAAAGGTATATCCAACATATTTAAATATGCTTGAAGTTGAATTTCATGTTCTACTTTAGGAACTTGAAGCCCATCAAAACCTCGACTATTAATTGTCTTTAATTCAACAATAAAGCGTTTTACCCCGGCTTTAGCCGATGTAAGAAGAAAGTCAGCCCGTCCACTAATGGGAGGGTACTCATTTATTGCTTTCACTTCACGGTCTACATACATTATACCATTTTCAAAGTACTTAGTAAACCTTTCCTCTGTTGCATTCCCATGATCGAAAATACGTTGTTTTACACCGTCTATATCTTCTTTAGGTAATAATCTATTCCAATGTAGGTATAAATAACGGTCACACGAATTTCCTATAGCGGAACAATAAAAGGATTGTGTTCCACTAGATACATGTGGATTAATATTTGCAGTATTATATATTCCCTCATCAAGCTGCTTGGTAAACCACAAAAGGCCCTTATCTTGAGCATATCTACTTTTTACCTTGGGTACTGCAGTCTTAGGAACATCGGAATATTCCCTAGACAATAATTTCATTAAATTGGATTCTGACATAAAAATTCTTGCAACTCTTGATAAATTTCTTTCTTAGTTTGTCCTTTGATATGAAAGATTTGTTCTACCCCTAATTCAAGGAGAGCTTCATCCCTATCCTGATCAGCTTTCTTATAATGACCAAAAACTCCATCGGCTTCTACAACAATTGTATCTTCTACTAAGAAGTCTACATAATAGTTTCCTATTTGTTTTTGTTCATGATATCGTAAACCTATTTCATCTAGGCATTTTCCAACTATAATTTCTTGCTTAGTATAATCACTATACGGCATTATCTTTCACCATAATAAATCTATCATCCGCAAAATATTTATCCATGATTGGTTTAACCTCCTCCCATGAGTGGGTTTCGGGATTATATGCATAACCCCCACCTAAGTTTGGTAAATACACTAGGCCTTGACAGTCAAGGAAGTATTTTAGATCATTTTGAATCACAGGCATCAAACCTCTAATATCATGACAAGAGTTTGTAAGTAAAGTAATATTACTAGGGTCTTTCGCCTTATATCTAGTAGGAATAGTTATAATTTTATGTTCATTCCATAAGGTTACAGTAGATAAATCTTCTTTATAATGCCCTAATTCATAGGGAAGAGTAGGAAGTCTTTTTTTAATTTCTTCCGAAATCCCTGCACCCATTACAGCATCCCCATTCGTAGTAAGTTCACAACTAACTGAAATGCCAATATAATATCCTTCTTCCCACTTATCCCAAATATTACCATTAATTATTTTCATTCTATTTCTAGGGTATTATGTAAGACCGTATCTCCAACACTTAGCATCCCCAACATTTCGTCCGTATTCGGTATAAGTTCAGCCATTGAACTATCCACTTTATTAACCATGTTTGTTAAATTAGTAAATTCATTAGGGTTTTCTAAATAGTATTCTTTTACACTCCCCATCCCTTGGAAATTTTTATCCGTGCCGGGAAGAGAATACCATGCTCCCCCTTTCGTAATAAATTCATGTTGGATAGCCTCTCGAATAAAGGTTTCAATTATATCAAACCCACCACCAAATTTAAAGGGAACAATACAATCTCCCTGATGTACACTATCAATCTTAGCCTTTCGGTTACGAATCTGTACATCAAAACCAACCTTAACATCTTTTTCAGTAATCCATCCTTGGCGTCTTACTTCTAATACTAAATGAGCATAGAATCCTTGGCCTTGTCCACCAGGCATACGTTGTAAGAAATCAATTGGGCCAATACCTGCTCTCATTTGATTAATAAAAATTACGGATGATCCATGTTTAAGGTGCGGAATAAGACGGGGAAGAGAACGATTAAAGAACCGTGCTTGCCAAGCCATCGGATTATGATCATAATCTTCTTCTTGAATAGCTCCCGGTACTAGTCCAGCTATACTGTCTAATACAATCAAGTCTACTTGATCTTTCATCAGACTTTCCATCATATCGAAAGCTTTCTCCCCAGATTCGGGTTGAAGGACTAAAATCTTAGATATATCAATTCCACATTTCTCGGCCCATAATGCATCCCAAGACATTTCAGCATCAATCCAAACAGCCGTACCCCCAACTTTTTGTATTTGTACAACCGCCTGCATAGCTAAATAAGACTTACCTGCATTTGAAGCCCCTGCAAAAATACTTAACCTCTTGGTAGGGATGCCCCCTCCAAGCATTTTATCCAAAGCAGGGATATTAAAAGCTATCCTATCATAAATGAAAGTATCACTATTTCCGTAGTCTAAAACACCTTCATGCTTTTTTATTAAATCCTCAATTGTAGCTTTAGTGGCTCCCTTTGTTTTAGTTGTCTTCTTTGCTGGAGGCATATTAAGCAACCTCTCTAATGGCATCAATAGCCGTATCTAAAGCCTCTCTTACTTGGAGTTCAAGACGATTCTTCATTGTCCCGTAAACTTGATCGAGAGCACTATTAGCTTCTCTAATTTGCATTTCCACTTCTTGCTCTGTATCGATACCATTAATATCAATTACAATTTTTGCCCATTGTCCATCTGGCATCTTAAATGTTGCCGACATTGATTGTGATACGGTAGCCATAATATTATTTAATACCTCTTAAAAATTCGTTGAATATTTGATCCCCGTCTATTTCTACTGCTCTGTGTAAAATCCCATTTGATTTTAAATAATCTAATCCAGAATTATCCGTATAAATTGATG